TGCTTTGTGGTTAGTTACACGCCCTTGACTATCCGGTGGATTCATTATTGCTTTGTCATAGACATTTAATCCATACTGTTCAAAAAGTTCACGGATTGAATTGGCACTCATTGTATAACGGCCTGGAGTGCTAGCATCAGCAGGCAACACGATAGGACAACCAAATACTTCAGGGCGCAGTAAATGATTAATGTATTGCGTTGGGACTGCTTCTTCAACGCCTTGTACAACAATCTGTCTATGTAGGTATATAATTTTCTCATGAGGTTCATAATAAAGTAATGATATAACGGTTTTGTCGTTGACTAGGCCCAAGTCTAATGCTATTACACGCTGTATGCGTGGCATGCGTAAAAAGTCAATGTCGCCTGTTTTATAAGTGGGCCAGTTGCCTATTTGGAACACAGCACCTTTACCCATAACTGGTTTGCCAGCAATACGTGCTTCACGTTCATGTGGTAAGTAGTCACGTTCTAATTGTCTACGTGTTTCTTGTAATAAGAATGGTAAGCCCCATGGATCATATTCAGGTACATCATCCCAAGCAACACGAATAAATTCATAGCCTTGTTCTTTGTTCCAAAACTTGCTTACAAGGCCATTAAGACCCTTAAGTGGCGTAAACGAACATAAAACTTTACCTTGAGTGGTAGCTGTTCGCGTAACAATCTCACTGAAAAAGTCGTCGGGTGGTTGTTCATCAAATACCGCCAGGTCTAAGCGAAATCCTTGCATTTGTCTAACCTCTTGAGTGTAGTTAGCAAATAACAAATAACTATTACTGCCAGACACGTGCTTAATTTCCACACCGATGCTGTTGGCTCCATCATTACGCATAGTGTCAGTGATAATGCAATCACGCGGTATAGCACCAGTTCCCAAATTATCGGTAATTTTAACATCCTGTGTTCCTAACAATTCATTTTGTAATACCAAAGCCACCTGACTCCAACCCTCACCTGCTACCATACAGGTAATAGGTTTGTTAAAACGATAGCCTTCCCACCAGTCTGGATATATACCAGTTAGGTGCATGGCAGTTTCATAACACGTTGATACTGTCTTACCAATCCTGTTGGCTGCCAATATGCCTCTACGCTCGCTGTTGCCAGTTGTAAAGAATTTCTTTTGATGTTCAAATGGTCTAAAGTATTTAAGCTGATTATACTTCATATCATCGGCTACAGCAATACTTAATTCCATTAGTTCTGTTTTTAAATTGCCGTTGAGATTGGCCAAGGCATCAAGTGGCAGATCATACTTGTCCACTGCCCACTTTAACGCACGAGCCATTAATGTTTCATTGCCCAGCATTACTGCACCTTATTGTATACTAACTTGTCGGCTAGATAGGCAGTGAGTATTTCAACTTCTTCTTTGTTTAATATTAAATGTATTACTAGATCATCTTCATCATCATGATTAAATCTAAATGTAAGTTCAAATTCGTCAGGTCCAGTCCAAACTCCACCTACATCAACAGCGGAACTGTCATCATGTGTTAAATTAAACATTTTTTATATCCTTATGTATGTGATAGACATAGTGTAATGCTTCACTGAGACTGGCTATTTCTGCCGCAGTGGCAGTCCATGTCTCAGGATCGTTTAATGCTTGTGGTTTATTAGTTAATATGGCTTGTAAACGTTCAGCTATCAAGCGCATACAATGTTCCAATTGTCCAGGAAACTTTTCTACGAAAGCTTCTCTGTGTGCCGCATTTACTTTTTGTAATATCAAAGTATCTTTGACTATGCGAGCTTGTTGCGCTTGATATATTGCGCCATCTCTAAGAGTATGGTCGGTCATATTAGTTGCTTCTTGTATCAGTGCCCCATGGATCAACAATAGCTTCGCTGTTGAATTGTCCAAAGTCTCTGTCAACAAATGTATCCCAAATATTACCAGCATTGATACGCATACTCTGCATCATGGTGCGTAGTCTACGTCCCACCGGAGTTAGTGTTCCATCTTCACGTTGAACTGTTTGTTCACCTGTACAGGCACCAATCCATTTAATAATTTCAGGACGCTCACGACCATACTTGTCAATCTTTGTTCCATGTTCTTTTTGTTCCCATGGGCCATTGATTTCATAACTGATTGTGCCGTCATTGTATTTGCGGAATGTACAATGACATTTCTTACCAACTGCTCTATATTCTGGATCTGGATGCGGAACAAATGGACTAAAGAAATAGTTTTGTAATTCGCTTTCAGGTGGCAACGTTGAATCACGCGGAGGAATAGCGGGGAATGGTTCAACTGGAACCATGTCTGCTTTATCAATGTATGGATTATCACCACCAATAAACTTTGGATCAATATCTTCGCCATTGAGTGCGTCCATGGCTGTTTGATATTTTAGTTTGTTGGCACGACCTTTTAAGTTTAGAACAATACCTGTTTCATCAAAGACAAAACGCTCTAGTTCTTTGGCAGTGGGAAAGTCAGTCATTAGACCTTCCAAGTCATATTCTGCGTTGCTGGTTGATTTGGGAGTTTGTGGTTTAACACCTGCCATGGTGTTGGCCACTGATAGTATTTCTTCGGGAGTAACAGCTTCTGTGTCTTCCCATGGGCTTGGAGCTACATCTGTAGGTGTAGAACTTTTTTTAGTCATTTCATTTCCTTAATTTTCTATGCTAAACTAAGACTATTGTCTCAGTTGTATTTAACTTTATGGTCCGTTGATAGTGCCGCCGCTTTTACCACCACCACCAAATTGCATGCCACCACCGAAACCTTTGCCGCCGCTATTGCCCATGCCTTGAATATTTTTCAATGCCTCGCCAAGCTGTTGATGTGAATCATTTGCTTGTTGAAAATATTGCTGGCTATTAGGATCTTGTGCGCCTGGCAAATTGCCTGTAATTGCCTTAGCTACGGAATTACCTGCTTGCTTAAAAACGCCGCCAATTAATCCATTAGAACCATTATTAGCCGTAGGATTGAAAGGCTGATTCAACGAACTTTGATTATCGTAAGTACCGTAGCTCATAGTTTACTTCTTTGGGCTTTTGTATCTTGCTGGTAGCTTGCTGCCATTAGCTGTTGGATTAGCAGCCTTACCAACTGTATCCTTTAAGCCTTCAACAGCTGGATCACGAAATGATTTCATGCCTTCGCCACGACGAGCAACTGCACCAGTTACCATGTCTGCTAGTGCTGATTTTTCATTACCTGAACTGGCTTTTTCTTTCATGAATGTTGAACGCTTACCGTTCATGTCCATGTTGCCGGTTCTTGGACCTGGCTTTTGATTGATAGGCTTGGCCTGCATGTTTGCTGTAGAGATTCTCATACTTGATTTCCTTTAGTTGGGCCACGACCCATGTTAATTTTGTCTGCGTTGCCTTTGAAGTTTTGTCCTGCTTGTGGATCAAATGCTCTTGTTCCACCTGGTGTGCGAACTTGTGGCTTACCTGTGAACATTTCTTTACCTGTGCTAAACGCTGGCATGCTGTCTGTGCCAGGAGTAGCTTTAGTGCTCTTGTTGCCAACTACTGGGCCACGTGGGAAGTTTACTAAACGGCCATCATTGCTGTGACCTGTGTGTTGATTTTTAGCAAAGCGGTTAGCACCACGATTAACGCCATTACCTGCCATGCCGTCAAAATCTAAGTTCATATCGCTTTGAGTTTTGCTGTTTGCTTTCATTTGCTTTTTCCTTTTGCTTTCATTGCTGCCGCACGTTTTGTTGCATAAGAAATAGCAACAGCCTGCTTAACCGGTTTTCCGGCAGCAATTTCCTTTTTAACATTCTTAGTGAATGCTTGTTTTGAGGTTGATTTAATTAACGGCATATGATTATTTATGCTTGCTTAACACCAGTGAGCTTGCTCAATGCTTCCGCAAATGCTAACTGCTTGGCTTGTATAGCGTCTGCGCTATCAGTTACTTCAATCTTAGCCAGTGTATTCATTACTTTGTTTAGGATCAAGTTATGATACTTTAACACAATATTCTTATCACCTTCACTGCGAGCAGATATAAAGTCTTCAACTAGTAATTCTTCATAACGCTGTCCACCACTGCGGGCTTCTAAGCTGGATAGTAAGTCTTCTACGCTTACATGATTCTTGCTGCCTTTTTTACGGCCGCAACCTGGACGAGCTCCGCCTCGGCTGGAGATCTTTTTCTTTTCTTTTGGTTGTTCTATGCTATCTTGTTTCATATTATTATTTAGCATTGTTAAATATACATTTACGCAAGGAAATGAAATGAATTATAATTGGACTTTTGCCCATCTCACGGATGTCAACGACATTGTTGGTATGGCTGAACAACATTTTCAAACTGAGATTGATTTAATCTTCAAACCCGAACCCGTGATATACGCAAGGAACCTTGCTTATGCTGTGTTAAACCAAACATACTATCCGGGCAGTGAACTTTTAACAGTGGCACGTGATGAAAATAATAAATTGCTGGCTTACAACTGGGCTAAAAGTGGGGATCGTGCTTTCTGGAGTGATGACCTTATGATTAATGTGCGTATGGTACACTTAGATTTGGCATTACCTACACGCACTCGCATTACACTAATCAAAGACATGATGAATCAATGGGAAGAGTTGGCCAAGTTTAGTAAAAATCCCGTTATCTGTAGCACAACTATGCGACATAGCCAAGATGCTTTTCTTAAACTACATGAGAAAAATGGTTATAGTGTTAGAGGTAGCTATGCGTATAAGAAAATAAGCACCTAACAAACTCGCCTGCCAATTCGTTGTTGCCTGGATTAGAAAGTGGGAAAATCATTCCAGTTCTTGATAGTGCTTTTGCCCACTTAACTTTATTCTAATGTGCTACGCAACATCCATATTGACTTCTCTATATCAAGTGCTTGGTCTTGTGCGTAGTTACTAATTTCCTCTAGACCTTCTTCAGTGGCAATAACAATCAGTGCTTTAAAGTCTTCTAATAGATGTTCTAGATCCATCATTACAGTTTCTAACAATTCATCTGCTGTGCCTTCTATAGGATCATTAGGTATTGTGCTGTTTTCAATGATATCAATAAGACTGTTGGGCATGAATTCCTGCATGGTGCGTAGTATCTCACCAATCTTATCAATCTCTGCTTGGCGTCGTTCATAAACACCTCCCAGCATTTTGTGATCACTGCGAAAAGTTCTGCCTGTGACATTGGCATGTGCGGCATGACTTCTAAAGTATGCTACAAAGTTGTTGTTAAAGACTAGTGTTAGTTGTTCTGCTGTTGTCATATTATCTTCTCATTTGTGGTTGAGCCATTTGGCTATCAAACATGTTTGGATTAGCTTCATACTGATTGATTTGTTCTGGAGTCCATGGTCTACCTGTTAAAGGATTTATCTCCATGCCTCTCATTCTACCTACTTGAGGAGTTTTAGGTCCTAGTTCCGGACTGTATGTGGCCATTTGAACGCCACCTAATACGTTAGCACCTTTGGCTAGACCTTGTACTACTTTATTAGCGGCAAGTTGACGAATCATACCTGTGGTTTTATCTATCAAGCTTGATGCTGGCGCTGGTGTTGGAGCTGGCATGCCTTGTGGCACAACTGGACTTACTGGACCCATGGCAGTTGTTGGAGTTACGCCTGCCATTGATCCAGGTCCTGGAACAACAGGACGAATTGCTTGTTGAGCACCTTGTTGTGCCATACGTTGATTGAAACGGTCTTGTAATCCTTGAGCAGTTGCTTGTTGTGCGGCAGCACCGGCACGTTGTGCTTCGGCCATGGACTGAACACCTTTACCAATCTCACGCCCCCATCCACCTACTTTTGTCGCGCCATATAAACCTAATGCGCCAGCAGTTACCGGAACAATATAAGGAGCGGCTGCCGAACCTAATGCCATAGCATCGGTCATATAACTACCTTCATTAGCAGTTGGCACTCCCATTGCTTGAGCATTTTTTAATGTTTCACTAGGTTGAGTAACGTCAATATCTGGTAACACAGGTTCAACAGGACCTTGTGTTTGTGCGTTACTAGGAACTTGCTTGGCAGCATCCTCTTGGGCAATGCTATTAATAGTAGCATCATCAATGCCAGCATCTTTTAGTTTTTTAATTTCTTCATTGGTCATATTAACGTCCTAATATTGCTAGTGCGGCTGCTCTTTGAGCATTGGCAGTTTGATAATTCCATTTACCAGTAGTACTATCAAATTGTGGAGCAGGATATGCTTCAAAGGATTTGAATACTTTATCTTTATAAGCAGCCAATGCTTCTTTACTTGCATTAGCTTCTGGTGGTTTGCCCATGACATCAAAACGTGCTTTGGCAATTGCTCTATAAGCGTTAAGCATTTTAGCTTCTTCTTTTTGCCACGCACTATTAAATTGTGCATCTGTTTTTAATTCAGGACGTTGATCCATATACATTTGTTTACTTGCTGCCAAGTCACCGGCAAACTGACTTCTATTTAAACCAGCTAGTGCGGCAAACGCTGGTATGCGATCCATGTTGCCAATGTTAGCTTCTTTGTTAGCACGTTGTTCAGCTTCACTGATAGCGCCAGCACCGCTGTTGGCTTTCAATGTCTTAGCATTAATGCCTGTGTTTAAGTTAGCAAATTCACGTAGCGCGGCTTGTTCTGCTTGACCTATGCCTGAATTCTTAACATCTAGATACAATGCTTCTTTATTTTCATCGCTGTAAGCACCTGTAGCAATACGAGTAATAATATTACGTGCTTGATCAAATTGTGTACCAGTACCATTCATAATGTTTAGGATACTTGGATTACGTTTAATTAAATCTAATTGTTGTCTACGTGCTTCGGCTACTGCTAGGCCACCTTGACTGCTTTCGCCGATTGCTTGTTTAGTTTCTAAGAACTTTGTTTGTTCTGCTTCACTAACTTTACGACCACTTGCTTCTTCTGCTTTGCGTGTTTCGGCTGCGCTTTCAATGGCAGCTGGTGTAGCACCAACTACCGGTCTAGGAGCATTAGGATTAACAGGTTGTAATTGTGCTTGTCCTTGCGGAACAGCAGGAGCCATGGTAGCCGGTGCGGCTTGTGGTGCTGCCTGTGCTTGAGCTTGTGCTGGTTGTGCTTGTGCTTGAGGAGCAGCCTGTGACATTTGTCCAGTTTCCATGCTGATCTGTGGAGCGGCACCACTAATGCTTTGTAAGCCGAATTGTGTGCCATGTTTAGCGTTAAACTCACCTATAAACTTATTGGCTGATTCTGGTCCTGCGCCTTGAACTTTCATTTGTAGTTTAGCCCAATCACCGGCCAAGTCAATATTTTGTTTTTGGATTTGTTGTGCTCTTTGAGCATCTACGTTCTGCGCGGCACTGGTCCAACCGGCTGGATTATAATCACGTTGATTGCCATATTGTACATACATTTCTTTTTTAACAGGATCATACATTTGTATACCGTTAACCAATTTATTATCAACTGTTTTAGTCACCGGTGATCCTAATGTTTGCGGCATTAGATGTGCTTTCTTATCTACGCCTGCGCCCATGGCATTAATTAATTGTTCTGGGTTTAGTGCTTTACCTGTGCTGTCAAAGCCTTCAATAGGAGTACCATTTGCGCCTACTTTAACAAGATAACTCTTACCATCAGCGTCTGTGACAATCTTATCAGTGCCAATGCCTAATTTGCTGGCTTCTTCATCACGCAATGCTGTCATGCCTAGTGCGCCAAATAGAATATATTTGCCCCAACTGCCATCCTTCTTACGCTCTGTCATCATTCTAGCGAGTTCGCTGGGACTCTTGGTGCCTAGTTCTTGTTGTGCTTTAGCTTGTTCACGTTGTTGTGTAATAAGATCTGCGGCACGGTTTCTAGCACGGTCACGCAACATATCTGGTACGTTGTCATCTGTGCCCATTTTCATTAATGCCGCTGGATCATTTTGTGCTGTTTGGTATTGATCAATAAAGCCTGCGCTAGTAGTTGGCTGTGCTTGTGGCTTGGCCAAACTATACATATTCTGTGGAGCCTGCGCAGGTGCCGCTTCAGGACTTACCGGAGCAACTGGCTGTTCTTCCATGCCACCGAATTCATTTGTTTGTCCTTGGAATGCGCTGGGTTGTTGTGCTTGTGGAGCAACAGGAGCAACTGGCTGTGGTTGTTGTGCGGCTCCGCTGGCTGGTGCGGCTTGTCCACCTAGTCTTTGATCTACGATGCGTTTAACATTTTCAGCACCACCATTGGCTTTGGCTGCGGCTTCGCTGATATAACCTGTTTTAAGATAATCACTAAGTCCTTTAGCACCTAGGAAGTGAGCGGCTGC